TTAATTGTATTGAATCACCTCTAGATAATGATTGTGTAAACCATTCCGGTACTTCTGAATATTTCCCTTTATTTACTAATTGTAATAATGATTCTTCTTCAATAATCACTCCTTTGACTGATAAATCTTTAGATTCTGTATTTAATTTAGATTGTATCTTAACTAATAATCTATCAGAGACTCTTTCTAAAATTTCTTTATCGATTCTTAAATAAGATCTTCCATTTACTTCTATTATTTTACCACTTGAACTTAAAAATAATCCTTTAGATAAAATATCATCTATATCATTTGGTAATTGTTGCATATCTGCTTGTTTATTTAAAACATATCTTAATTCAACTAATTGATGAATTTTTAATTGATCAAATATTTCATCTAATATTGAAAAATCTTCTTTTGTTAAATCAGAATTAAATTTACTTAGAAAACGTCTCAAATTTCTTAATGCTAAATCTATATTTTCTCTAAATAATTTTAAAACCATCTTTTTATCTAATTTATCAAATGCTGTATTTAATTTCCCATCTATTGTTGATATTGTAATATTCCCATTTGCATTTAATTGAAGTTCATTCTGTTCTATAAATAAATTATATTCACCTGTATCTTTTACTTTATTACTTCTAACAGCATCAACAATTACTTTTAATTGTAATTTGTCCTTGTGTGATCTATCCTTTAATAACTCACCAATATGAATATGCTTAAATAAATTTTTCCACCAAGAAATATTTTGTTTAATCATATCAAAAACTGTTGTAATATTCATACTATTTAATAAATCTATAATTAGCCGTTTGTCTGGTTTTTTTAATTTTTTAAATTGAACATTATGAGGATCCATATCAACTGAGCCAGAATGCATATAACCAAAGAATCTAACTAAACGATCTGGATTAGATATATATTCTACTAAATCTGATGCAGAAAATATTTCCCTATTATATAAAATTTTACATATGGCTGTTAATATTTCTTCAGATACAGTTTGTTTAGATACAGTTTGTTTAGATTTTAATAAATCACGTAATTTATTTAATTCATCATCTGTTAATTCTGATTCAAATAATTCTAATTCAATTAAATCATCTGGTTTTAATCTTCCACTTGAATTAAGTAATATGTTAAATCTTAAATCTAATAATGCTGTTCTACTAATTAGTCTTAAAACATTTTTTGGTTTAAATTTAGATGTTAGTTCTTTTAATACCATTGTGAATGTTACTTTTGATAATCCAACTTGTTCAGTAACTACTGATCGTCTACTTGTTATTAGTGCTCTACAAGTTGGGCATCTATTATTTGTTATTCGATTCAAACATTGTGAACAATATCTATGATTACATCCTAACAACATATCAGCTGCATTATCAGTGCATATTGTACATACTGAATTTTTTTCTGATTCTTCACATTTTGAATCTGATAAAATATCAACTAATCTATTATATTTTGAGATATCGATTGTCTTTAACATTTCTAATTTTGTTGGTAAATCATAAACAACACCTGTAGGATTATACATTGATGAATTTCCAATAATAAATTTAATTAAACTCAAATGTTTTTTTTCACTTAATCCTATTTTCTTAATTAAGACTGGATTTTTTTTTAAATATTCCATAACTGTTGATGATATCTCATATGATTTTTTTATTATTGCTAAAAACATTATAATTTCAGTTGGACTTAATTCATCTTCTTGTGTTTCTAATGAACTAGAATTAGAAGATTCGGAGTCAATAATATCTAAAGCTTCTAATTGGATTATATAAAATAATTTATTTAGATAAAATTCACTTAATGATTCACTAGTATTTGATTTTTTTGATTCCATATATTATAATTAACAAAAATTATAAATACTAAAAATTATATTATTTATAATATATGGAATCAAAAAAACCTATTATTACAAGTGTAAATTACAATTTATCTGCACATGGTGCTAATTCTGGACATTTTTTTGATTTACCTCCTAATACACGAATTCTATTACCTTCATTACCAGAAGCAATGTTTTCAACAGTTAGTGCTGAATGTTTATTTGCTAAATTAAGTTTAGTAGAAAGCGATCCAACTTGTTAAAATATTGATAAATTATTAAATGAATTTATTTCAACACAAACAAGACACAGTGCATCAATTACTTATAAAGTATATGATGATAAATTTGATATTAGGACATGTCCTAATATTATGTATTCATCTGAAAAAAATAAATTTATGACAGGAATTGCAAAATGTCCAGTAACTATAAAACAAACTTATTTGCGTGATCATGTATCTGGAGGTTATAGTGGTAGACCTTACGAATTTAGACAAAAAGGTGATACTATTATAATAGATGAACCCGATGCAATGATTACTAAGTTTCATAAAGCTTTTAAAGACTATGGATTTGGAGAATCTATAGATGCGATGAATGATGAACCTGATCGTAATTGGAGACACGCCCGTTATGAACATAGTACTTTAAAAAATAGTATTATAGCAAATTTATTATTTCCTTTTACAAAAAAAATACCTGCAGGTGAACTTCCTAAATATATAACATTTTATGATAGCAAAAATTATACAACATTTGATCATATGAAATGTGAAGTATATGGATTTGAAAATTATAAAAAAAAACCACATGCTGAATTAAAAGATATTGTTAAATATTATAGAGAAAAAACAGATAGAGAATCAGGACATGATACTATTTTAACAATTATTACTTTTGCATGTAATAAATTACCTGCTCATATAGATAGGGATGTTTATAACGCTAAGGACAAAGGTATTTCATATGATGAATTTAGAGAAAGAATAAATTTCGTTGGTAGATTACCATCAGGAGTTAGAATTGATATAGATGAACAATTAGAAGATGCACGATTAAATTCTTTAATAGAACAAACAGAAAGAAATATAATTAAAACTTTAGATGAAGTAAATAAATCTTCTTTATCAAAAAGAAGATAAAGATAAAACAGTAATTACTCGAATTGAATATGAATTTAGAGAAATTTTTAAGAATAAATTTTGATCTTAAAGGTATATTTAGTGTTTATGAAAAAATTAAGAATCCTGAAATAAAAAAATATTTGACCACATATATGGAAACTTTAGTTGAAAGTTCTCCACTATCAGGTGGTTATATACAAAACAACTATTATCTTAAATATCAAAAATATAAAAATAAATATTTAAATTTATATAAACATTCAAACAAAATTTATAACTAAAATAATATTTATCTATTATAATTATTAATAACTGAACTTATTGCCAAAAGTTGGATATTATGATTTGTATTCGTTGTAATATTCATCTCTATCTTGGCTAAACCATCAAATAAATCTATTAATTTTTTTTGTTCTTTTAAACTCATCCTAACAATTTGATTTGGATTTTTTGATTTTGCTATTTTTTCTGATTTAACATCTTTGTAGGATTGAATATATGTCTTTCCATAATATGATGATATTTCTCTAACTATATCCTGATTTGATAAACTATTTTCTGATTGTAAACGATTTAATATCTGGTATGAAGTCATTAAATCCTTTCCATTTAATGAATTTATAATTTCTTCTTTTTCTTCATCGGTTGGATAACCAATTGATTTGTAAACTGAATTTAATGTTATTAAACTTACAGTTGAATCCTTTTGTGAATTTATCATATACAAACTCTGTAGCAAATTTAAAGATTTTCGCATATCTCCTTCTGATAATTCAACTATCTTTTCTTTAGCAGATTCTTCTATTTGTATCTGCTCTGTACTTATTACCATATCTATCTTTTTAATATGATCATCCATACAAATTGGAGCAAATCTAAACATCTGGCATCTTGATTGTAAAGCAGGAATTATCTTTGTTAAATAATTACAAATCAAACAAAATCTTGTTGAATCTGTATATGATTCAACTACACGTCTTAGAGCAAATTGAGCATCATATGTCATTGCATCCGCCTCGTCCAAAATAACTAATTTAATGTTTGGTCTTTTTTTGCCATTATTTGATTCAAACATTGTTGGGATTTTTGAATCTGTGGCTGAAAAATTTTTAATTTGTTCTCGAACTACATTAATACCACGATCATCTGAACCATTTAGTTCCAATATCATCGATCGATAATTTGAACCATATATTTCTTTTGCGCATGCTAAAATAGTAGTTGTTTTCCCTGTTCCAGGTGGACCATAAAAAATCATATGAGGAATTTTATTATTTGAAATTAAATTAGTTAGGGTATTAATAATTTCTTTGTGGGAGATTATATCAGTTAAATCTTGTGGTCTATATTTTTCAACCCAAGGTAGATGATTTTTATTATTTGTTAAATTTGTTAAATTGCTCATAATTATACTTATATTTTATTTAATTTATATATATTATAGCTTACTTTAAATCAACTTTAAATTCCGATATAAAATTTCAATATTTTTGTAAGTGATATTGTATATAAGTTATATTGTATATAAGTGATATTGTATATAAGTGATAATTTTGAAAGTAATAATGTTTATAATTAGTTTCATTATATTATTAAATATTCGAATTTTCTTGATCTGTAAAAATAGATGGATGAGAAGAATTTGTTAGCCAGTTTTAAAAAATATTTAATTTACTATATTATATATTAAACAATGACAAATACACACAAGAAACAAACTGATGCTAAGAAAGCTGCCCAAGAAGCTGCAAAAGATGCCCAAGGCGCTGCACTTGTATCCTTAGTCGCTACTAGTGCCGCTATAGACGCTGCCTCTGATTCCCAAGGCGCTGCACTTGTATCCGCTATTTGTGCTAGTATCGCTGAAGACGCTGCATCTGAAGCCAAAGATGCTGCTAACGACGTTAGAAGTGTTATTAAAAAACAAGATAAACGAGATGATCAACAAGATAAACGAGATGATCGACAAGATAAAAAATTAAATAAACAAAATACACGAAATGATAAACAAGATAGACAACTTGAGAATGTAAAAGGTAATTTAGCACAGATTAATGAATGTTTAGGAAATCAATATGGGGCTATTATTGAAAATACACAAGCTGATGAGAAACGATATAAAGAACTAAATAATAGAATGTTGAATGTTACTAAAAAAGTTCATGACGAATTAGAGAATGTTAATGACGAATTAGGTAATGTTAATAACGAATTAGGTAATGTTAATGACGAATTAGGTAATGTTAATGACGAATTAGGTGAAATTCATGACAGATTTCACCTAGAAGAACATCATGAACAAGAACAAACTTATGAAATTAATCATACAGAAAAACTATTAAAGAAATTATTTTTAAACTTTGCTATGGAAAGAATATCATCAGAAGAAAAAATTAATAAATTATTAAAAACAAATGAATTGTTATCTTCTGCGATTAGAAACTTATTAAATCTTGGATCAGAAACCAATAATACAGTCAAGGCTAATGCTGAACCAGTTATTGAACATAAAATGAAAAGATATACATTTGAAATTACTAATAATAAGGGACATACTATATTTGATGGATTGATAGTTGTACAAAATGGTAAGGTAATTCATTTATTAGATAGCAATGTTATATGCTTTGATGAAAACTATAATTATGATGCTATGGAACATACTAATGGTGTAGATTTAATTGCAGATAATGCTTATCCTTTAAATGAAAATGGAGTAAATTTTAGAAGCACAAGATTACAAAAAGCACTAAAATCAAATGGTTGTCATTTTAATATTTATAAAAACAATGAAAATAAATATGAGCTATATGATAACAATTATTTAAATAAAGATGATTATAATATTAAAATAAACAAATCTGAATATGGACATGTTGATGATATTTTCACTCCTGGTGATTTCCCTCCTGGTCTTTTACCTACTGATTCTTGTTATTGAATATATTTATGGTCTTTTTGCTGGTCTATGTTACTGATCATGTATATTTTTATGATACTGAATAAGATAAAAAGTATCTGAATTATTATATTAAGAACATTTAATGAATTTTTTAAAGCCATGACTATTTTAAATGACAAGATTATTTCTTTATAAAGAATTATAAAGAAAATATAGCCTTGGGTAAGCTTCGTTATTTAATTAATATTATTGATCTATTTTACCGCTTAAAGAGCTAAACAAATAATTATAAACTTACTTATTATGACTAAAAATATTAGTTATAATAATCTTAATCTTAATCTTAATCTTAACCTTAACCATGTTACATGGTTAAGATCAATTTATGTTCGCTACATGGCAATGTAGCGAGAAAAAATTACGCAATTTCACGCCCACCTACTTAAGAATATACCGCAAATATTTTCTTTATAATTCTTTATAACTCATATGATCTATTATGTTGTATTTAAATTGTTCTTATAAAAATGTTATATTTTTATGGTATAAATTGTATAAGGTAAAATATATTTTATAGTATACTAATTATATAAAAAACATGCCTAACAAATATATTTTCACAGCTACAAAAAAAAATGATAAGTATTATATTATGTACTTGTTTTGTTTACAAAAATCATACGATGCTGGTTTTTTACCAAAAATTCAATTTAATGATATAAAAGATAAAAATAATAAACCAATTTTATATAATTTAGAGCCATCAACACCAAATGAGAATTCCAATACTGTTAATACTGGGTCAATATCTACTACAAAACTACCTACAGAAATACCTACTATAAAACTTATAAATAACTCAAAAACAATAGTAACATTCTCTGAAGAAAATTTAAAATTGAGTACAGTAGAATTAAATAATGCTAATAAATTATATGATGAAGAATTAAATAATGCATTACAATTTATCATAGATTATCTTAAACAAAAAAAAACAGATTATGAAAAAGAAATAGGACTAGAAGCTAAAAAAATAGAAACTCTAAATTCAGCAGCAAAAAAAAAAGAAATAGAAGATCAAATAACAAAAATAGAAAATCTAAATTCTGAATTTATCATAAATTATCTTAAAGATAAAAAAAAAGAAATAGAAGATAAAAAAGCAGAAATAAAACCTAAAGAAACAGAAATAGAAACAAAAAAAAAAGTAATAGATGCAAAAAAAAAAG